TACCTTCCGACAAAAACAGCGCCTGCTCGGCGAGCCTGCGGCGGGTCAAACCGGGTAGGACTCTGCCCCCACCTTTATTCCATTTTACAAACTCACTGGCTGCCCCGCCTATATCCCCGGCATTATACTTGCGGCGGAGTGTAGAATTCTGAAGGGCACCAAGACCGCAATTAAAGGCGAAGGAAGCCAAGGCATCAAACTCGCTTTGGCTAGTAACGCTATTAGGACAAAGTCGCAGTACACCGCTCTCAACTTTAAGCAAATCTGCATCAAGAAAGAGATCAATTGCCGCCTCGCTCCACTCTTTATCATGTTCCGGTTTCAGCGGGTAGACTTTGCGTTCCGGCACCTTCAGCTTGATCTGGTCGGGGTACAGGACTTTGCCTACCCCCACGGTCCACAAATACGCCGGGCACAAGTAAGGGCGCTTGTACACGCCCTCGAAATGCTTGATTAGGTCCTTACACTCGTCACTTACGCGCACGGCTTTCAAACGCCTGCGACCCGAACCAAAACGCTATGATGCTAGCGAACAACGCCTGTGTCTCGTCATCCCACAGCAGGTTCAAGGCTTCATTGAACGCCACACCCTGCTTCACGGCATACCAGCAACCAAACATGTTAATGGCGCAAAGCATGAAGAACATGCAGTAAGTAATGACCGGACGAACCGAAGCACGCAGACCGATCACCCACTGCGAAGCGCCTTTGCCGATGTCGGTGTCGTGCTTGTAGAGGGCAAGGCGTTCCGACGCCATCGCCTGCGCCGCCGCTGCATCCGCCCTGATCTCCTCAATTCTTTGCTGGGCCACGAAGCCCCGCTCGGCCATTTGCGTCTCGCGCTCGATGGAGATACGCATCATCTCCAATTCGTGTTTTTTATCCCCGCGATCCTTGAAGATGTCGAGGATTTTTGGAAGGCCGCCCGTCAGGAAGCTGGCTAGCGTAGAGAGTAAAGTAAGCATGATCAGTCCCCGTTTTTCATCACTGTTACGTCGTCGCCTTTGCGTACAGTCACTTTGCCGTTTTCTACATCAACGCGCATCGGCGGCTCCTTCTCGGCCAACTTGGCAATCAGGTGCTGGATAACTTCAAACTCAGGCTTTTCCGGTTTCTCCGCTGTGCCTGCGATGCCGTTCATCATATTAATGAGAGCAACCAACGCACCGCCGACCATTGTCATAACTGCAGTGATCGCGGACTCAGACAGGAAGTAACTGGAACCAACGCCGATCAGCACGATAGCTGTGATGTAGGCCAGTCCGTATTTGCCGATGGCTTTACCGGCTACTTCTTTTGCGCTCTCGTAGCGTGAGGGGTTTTCTTGAGTATCGTCGCTCATTCGCCGTCTCCGTTTATCTTCATCCACGTACCGACAGTCAGGAGGCCCAGCACTATCATCGTGCCCCAGCGAGCCACGGTCTGCCAGATCGCTTTTTTCATTTCGCGCCAATCGGTAATCAAGGAGCGCAGATCACGGACATCGTCCCCGGCGTCGTCGTCATGCAGTCCAATTTCTTTCAGGACGGATTTCATTTCTTCGCGGATTACTAACCGCAGGGTGCTTTCTTCGATTTCCACGGGTTACTCCTCAAGTATCACGACCGTATCGGTGTCGCTGTAAAACAACATTTTCCCATGGCAGGCGATGTTAAAGTCTACGCCGTTCTTGTCCATTTCGGTCCACGAGCGCCCTTCTATTCTGACATGGCGGGCCAGTATTTCCCTATCGCCTTCAAACACTCTCCAGACATGCTCTGCCGACCCACGCCCCGGTTGTCCACGGGATTTGTTAAAGCGGATCAGGTACTTGTTCACTCAGGACGATTGGGCCACTGGATGTTGTTCGGGAAGCCAGACTGCAGCCGAATGTCGCGCAGAGTGCGGCGGTACTCGATCCACAGAGCTTTATTACCAGAAGTCATGGGTACATCAGGCAGCATGGCCCAATCGGACTCACGTAGGAGCTGCTTGGCGCGTTCCCACTCAAGCTCGGCTGGTGTGGCTGTTGCGGGGTCCGGCGGCGCTTCCCCGACAATAACCCAGCCCGTATCGTTATAGGCGTCACCGAGCCAGCTAAGATCGCCAATTTTGTCTATAAACCCAGAAAGTCCAAATATCGGCCCCCAGTTCTCAGGTAGTTTTTGCGGTTCGTTTAACGCTTCGCCGCTTGACAACTTTTTCAACTGCCACAGGTTGCTCATTTTGTGTCTCCTTTGTCATTAAGGCCGGTTGAAGCCCGGGCTGTTGTTTGTAATCCAGTTTGGCTTTAGGTAACGAGTGTGGCCAAGGGGGATGTTGGGTCTGTAGTAACTGATCGGTCTCGTCTTCTTTCCACTGTCGCCAACTTGCAAAGTCTTTGCGCGGTTTAACCCATATATGACATCCAACATTTGCTGCCAACTGGTTAATTAACTCTATGACTTCAGCGGGCTGTAGTAAAATCCACAAAAACCTTTCCCCGGTGCCCCGGATAGCCACCTCCGTAACTCCTCCAAAAGCATTACCTACAGTGATGGAACGGGCGCGAGAAAGGTCACTTTCTCTCGACTCTAACTGCATCTGCAGTTCAATTTCTTCTATCCGCTTCTTATGCTTGGCTGCGTTCATTGAGGATTCCACGATATATTAACAAACCCCCCACTTGCTACAGTGATAGGGTACGATCCCCCGGGAGTAACAGGGATAGCGTTTACAGTTGTGGTGTTAGCTGCGCTTCCCGGGTTACCGGGATTGCCCGGAGTCGCACAACCGGGGGTCCCGCCACCACCACCACCACCACCACCAACAGCAGCGGTGGGGTTGGTGGCCGGACCGCCCCCGCCTCCGCCCCCGCCGATTGAACCACTACCACTCCCTCCAGCAGCTCCGGACCCTCCCCCGAAACCAGCAATGCACAGCAGCCCGCAGGGAGCACCGCCGTTCCCGCCATTGCCCCCAGCCCCGAAGGGAAAACCGGAAGCACCGGGATTACCGGGATTACCAAAACCAAACCCACCCCCTCCTGCGCCGCCGGGACCGCCCCCCGGAGCACCTCCTCCACCCCCTCCCCCTCCCGGGTTTCCAACTCCCCCGGAACCCCCATTCCCTCCATTCCCTCCGGGAAAAGTTTGTGAAAGGCCACTAGAGGCCGACCCAGTGTTACCCGGATTTCCCGGATTTCCAATTGACCGGATATTACCCGGACTGCCCGGACTGCCTGCCCCACCCCCAGCCCCGCCGCTCGGGTCAGGATTAGGACCTCCTGTGCCACCGGGCAGGGAGGGGGAATTACCACCTCCGCCACCCCCACCTCCAAGCCCATCTAAGCCTCCATTACCCGCGTTGCCAGCATTACCCGCGCTTCCTTTACCAGCCGCGTTTACAAGGGTAACCCCAGTGGGCACTGTAAATGTACCTGTAGTGTTAAAAGTTTGGCTTCCCCCCGGAACAAGCGATCCGCCAAACATAGAAACTTTAGGAGTACCTGCGGGCATTACAACCTCCTCGTCTTTGAACTCATACCATAAGCGGGGCGCGTGTCTTTTTCGCAACCCGCGTTAGGGCCATTTCGGTCTACATAATGCAACATGAACTGTACGTTTAATTGTCCATCTTTCAACGGTTTACGCCAGTGTTTGGCTTCACAGCCTTTATATACGACAGCATCCCCCGGCTTTAACACATGTTCTTCCACTGTATTACCTGCATATTGCATGTAAATGGGGGAATTCTCCCCCTTCGAGGCCACATTAACCGTGACGCTTATTTCACAAGACGGTCGATCAACATGCGGAACTAGCTCTTCGCCGGGTTGATATACGCGAGAATACGAATAGGTGGGGAGTAACTCTTTCCCAATTACCTGTTCCACACTCGGCTTACACGCCAACAACAATGCTTCGGTCAATGGATCGGCGTAATAAAAAAACTTGGACGCCGCTTGCGGACCTTCATCCCCTTCTTTCCATTCACCACGCCGGATACGATTCTCAAGGTACTGAGAAACAATGGATACGGTTTGCGGGTCGATGAATCCGTCTACGCGAATGCAACCTTTTGTTTCGAACACTTCCACGCTATTCATAGTAGAACCACCCGGTAACAATGTACTTGCTTTGGTCGCCCAACACGGTGTTACCTCTGTGGGCATGGGTAAACGCAGCAGGCCATACAACCATTACATTTTCTTCTGGGCGAATACGCGTACGTTGGTACAAAAACTCAGTCTCTCCACCTTCGGTCTCGCCAAAAGTATTCAAGTACAGCATGTACACCAATACACGCTCGGCGTGCGCTCCATTGCCCTGCTCACCGTGCCATACATGGTACCCGCCACCCGGCGATGTACGCTGCATCTTCATGGCAGTACCTGTAATTTTACCGTCTTTCAGAACCGAGTATTCCTCAGTGTATGCGTCATAGCATCGCTGCAGGCCATCGAAGAACATGCGCTCTGCGGGTACGTCGTTAAATGCAGCTGCTGTGTGTACCCCAAAATTAAGCCCGAGCTGCATATCATTTTTGCGATGCTTGAGAGCACCTTCTCCACGCTGGCGGTTGCTCCCGGCACCGGACTCTACCAACCGTTCAAACTCTTTAATAAGATGCTGGCAATATCCGTCTGGGTACACGCCACGGTAAACAGCAATAAAATCTTTATATTCAACATTCATTTAAATGGGGGTCCTGAAATCCACGCAACTAAGGATTGGCGGCTACCGTTTGTCACAGGCGTTACTTGATGCAGTACGTAAGAAGGGAAGGCCGCTATTAGACCGCGTTGTTTTCGCACGTTTACAGGTTCTCCCGTAGTCAATATTTGTAGATTTCCCCCTTCGTATTGGCTGGGGTCCGTCAACTGCAACACCAAGCTAAACTTGCGACTTGGGCTTAGTTTCCCACCATAGTCCACATGCCAACCATACATGCCATGTTCAGACTGATCGTAATTGGTCAACTGCAACGGTTCACCAAATCCGGTCAAATCAAACCGGTAAAACTGAGCGTTTAAAGACGCCGCTACGTGTGCCAGTTTCTCAAACACCCATGCGGTATCGGGCGTTTTGTTTATCCACGACACTTGCGACCGACGTATCTTAGCGAGTCCCTCGCTATCCGGGTTACCCCCAACTTGCGCCTGTTGGTCGGCTTTTATCGCCCTCTCCTGTAACCAGTTTAACTCCTGCTCACTAAACGCACCTTCCCACCAAACAAACGGCTCTATTGGCATCGAGTACGGGGTCAGCAAGTGCTGCATGGGCGCTCCCTATGGGCCACAATGAAATGGATACACCGTGTCGGAGTATCCGCGTTGCTGGCTGTCAGCTGATGTTGCATCCACGAGTTTGAAAACATTACAGCCCCGGGTACCACGTTGTTAAAGTGTATTGAGTTAGTGGCGTTTGTGACTTCTTCACCTTGCACAAAATCTAACTCGCTCATAGCCTTATTCATGCGGCAGTCGTGGTAAACGGGATACGCCCCGCCCGCAGGAGTTTCAAGGAACATCCAGCCACACATCTGACTGTTCTTGTGAACATGTACGTTTGTACCGCCCCCGCGATTGACCTCCTGCGCCCACAGCCCTTGCAGGTAGAAGTCGTACTTCTCAACTGCATACCCCTGCCCGCGCAATAGGTCTACGGCGGACAACAGCAAATAGTCCGCTACTTCCCGCATTGCAGGATCGTTGCCTATATGCGCAGACTGCTGCATCGGCCAGTCCGGGTTACGCACTTTATCCAGATACTGGAGGCACGTAGGCAAGACCTTCTCGGCCAAGTCAGGGCGCTCGTCTCTGTAGACAATTGCCGGAAAGTACGCAAACCCTTCCATTAGCCGTTTATGTAACTTACAAGTGCTGCGGCAAATGACGTAATTGCCTCGGCTGTAACTTCGCGGGAATCCGCAGGCTTGCTACGAGCGTTCTCAATTAAAACTTCCTTCGCCAACCGCACCGCTTCAGATTTTGCGCGTTTTGCTTCTGCCGCCATTTGGTTAGCGTGGCGCGTATTTTCTACCGCTACTTGAATGTCGAGCTGGGCCTGCTGTTCAGTTGTAAGAGCCATTTTCTATCTCCTGTTAATTAAGCCGTCATGTTTTTCATGGCGATGTTGCCATACCACGTGGTGCCGCCATCTGGTGTAAAGAACACCCAGATATCGATTGCGTTGGCCGTTGTGGTTCTGGACAACGATGCTGCGCCGCCGGGGAACTTGAACGAACCGCCTGCCCATGCAATTGTTCTACTTGGAGTAGCGTCATTGCTAAGGATGAGCGTGAACGACGAAGCACCCGAAGAAACAGGGTACCGCAGTGTGATGGTGGCATTACCAGTCAATGTCGCAGTGAAAACACCGCCCGATACAACATCAAGGTTTATTGCAGTGCTTGTATTGCCCAGCGCAACAACGGTGTCCGCAAACCCAACCGCTTTAACGTAAGTACCTGTAGTAACCGCCGCAGACGTAGCCAAAAGACTGGAAGCGCTTATAGCCGAGGTGCCATTACCCAGCAAAAAGCTATTCGCAGTAAGTGAGGTTGCACCGGTACCGCCATATGAAACACCAATCGTGTTGCTATTCCACGTCTTATTCGTCAGCGTAGATGTACTGCTGGTAGTGACGACATTACTGGGCGTGATGATGCTCGAGAGGGTTGCCATGTTTGCTCCTTAAGGCTTCACGGGCCAGTTAATCGTGCTGGGGAATCCAGCTTGCTGCGGAACGTCGCGCAGCGCTTGGCGGTAAGCAATCCATGCCTCTTTGTCTTTTACAGGCCGATCATAAAAACAAAACATCCAATCACAATCTTCTAGCAGTTTATTGCGTTTATACCTAACTTGATTTTCCATAAATAATTACCCAATTAAATTCTTCGCTGGCCGAATGTTCTATAGATAGCGTTATTTTGTGGTCTTATGCCAACCTGCGTAAAACCAGTAGGTGTTGCATTAGTTGAGTAATAGAGACCATTTTCTGTTAGCGCAATCCAATTTGTGCCGTTGTGCGTTAAAGAATAAATACTGCCGATTCCGGGAGATGTAGATGTCCACCCAGAATAGGTTGTCGAATAATATAAAGTTGTATTGCCGGATGAATACACGTTGTAAGAACTGCTCATCGCCGTACCGCTGCTCAGATAGTTTGTTGCTGCTGGAACAGTGAGCGCGGTTTGCAGCGTCCATGACTGGTTAACGTCATTTGCAACAGCAACTATTTGATTGTAGGCAGCGCCTCCGTTGGCAGTAACCACCATTGCTTTTTTAGCTGAAGCATTCCAAACGAGCCTACTACCATAATTATTGCTGCCGGGGTAACCGCCGCTGTAGCGTGTAGAAGATGTTGTACCACCGGCAGCAATTACAAAAATTATGATGCCTGTTCCTAAGGCTTTGCCTGTGATTACAACCCCGGATGTTCCGGTCGTTCCCATGTCCACATATTCAATACTCCCAAACTGAGGCGTTTGGCTACCCGCGCTACCATCAAGAATAGCTGCCGAAACCGTCCAAGTAGATGTTGCGCTAGCTGCGGTCGTTTGGTATGCGAACCCGGCCGTAGAGGCAATACTATCTTCCCACAGAGTAAAAATCCGACCATTGGTCTCATCCACAGCTAGCGAATGTGTTTGGTCATTTGTATTTGCTTTTGCGTAGCCTCCGATGGTATCAATTTCCATCAAAGGCACCCAGTCTTGGCCGTTTGTAGACAGCATGACAAAACTTGTCAACGCCCCAGACGCATTGTTAGCTTGACCTACCGCAAGCCACCCACCGTAAAACGTAGAATACTTTGGCGATTTTGTCCCCAAGTTTGATTTAATCAGCACGCCCCCGCTAATACAAAACTGCTCAGGCAAATACAGCCACCCTGTACGAAGAATTTGGTTTGCTGGGTTGGCCGCATACCCAATTCGGTTGTCGGTCTGCGGAATGATAAGACTACCAACCTGTGTTGCTCCGCCTTTGCCGCTTGGTGCAGCACTTGCCCACGTTGTTCCATCACTTGTCAGCACATTACCCGACGAACCCGGAGCCACTGCTTGCAGTGCGCTAGTGCCGTTACCCAACAGGACATTGTTAGCAGTAAGCGTTGCTGCGCCTGTACCGCCGTTCGCTACAGGAAGCGTCCCGGTTACCGCCGTAGACAACGGCACGTTGTTTATCGTGTTGCTTGCCCCGCTGATCGTTTTATTCGTCAACGTCTGAACGCCATCGAGCGTGACCGCCGTGCCGCCGTTGCCGCCAATCTGCGCGTAGACCTCCCACGTAGTCCCGTCGTACACAAGCTGAACGCTAACGCCGGTAATATCGCAGACAAGGTCTTGAGCAAGGCCACCGATGGTGGAGCCGTTACGGCCTACGGTGAGGTTGTTCGTGCCCCACGAAGCGCCAGAGTCAGCGACGACGACTTGCGCTCCAGTTGCGGGGGCTGCTGGCAAGGTTACCGTGAAGGCCCCGCCGCTTGTGTCTGCAAGAACGCCTTCTTTGTCCTGCGTCGTGTAGTTGGCTGTCTTGACGACGTAGGTCAACCCACCTGCTGGGAGTACAGCAGATGACCACGTTGTGCCATTTGAGGTTAAGACGTTACCAGATGAGCCGGGTGCCACAAACAGCGGAGCTGATGTGCCGTTACCGAGGATCACATTGTTGGCGGTGAGCGTGGTTGCACCTGTACCGCCGTTGGCAATTGGTAGCGTGCCGGTGACGCCCGAGGAAAGAGAGACCGTAGGGTTAGACAAAACAACCGCAGCGCCTGCACCTGCGCCATCGCTGTACACCATGGCTTTCGTGCCAGTGGCTACGGTAACAGTAGCGCCGGAGCCCTGCTTGATGATGATGCTTTGACCGCCTGTGGTGGCGTTCTCGATGATCCAGACCTTGGATACCGTGTTTGGGGCGATAGTAATTGTCCGGGTCGCACTCAGGGAAACACCGGATGTAATCTTGAGGTACATCGAGCGTAGAGTATCAACCGAGCCATCTGCCATGGTGTAGGTGACATCCGCGTCAGACGCCATGTTCTTGGTGCCATAGCCAAACGCATCAGTAACGAAGTCCCAGTTAGCGTTGGTCGTCGTGCCCCAAGTACCACTCTCGTCGCCAGTGGTGATTTCGGTCAGGCGAAGATTGTTAACAAATGTAGCCATGATGTCTCCTAGGCCGCGATGTCTTCCCAATCAGGGTTTTGAGCATCGGGGACCGTTGCCCAGCCGGGCGATTGTACAGCGTTTATATTACCCCAATTAGGGTTTTGTGTATCGTTGACCGTCGTCCAGTCAGGCGATTGTACCGGATTTATACTACCCCAATCAGGGGTTTGCGCATCAGGGACCGTGGTCCATCCTCGTATATCAACCGTTCCAACGGCACCGCTACCGACAACGCCAATCGGGAAAATCGTGTCCTGTATACGTAGCTGCACCGCCCCGACATTGCCTGTCGCGCTAACTCCACTAACCTGCTTCCGCGCTAGTAAAACAACGGTACCGACCGCAGTAGGGGCCGAAACCCCTGTAACCGGGACGCTTTTATTGTATTGAATAGTAACGGTGCCTATGTCCCCGGTGCCGGACACGCCTATAGGAACAACAAGTTCGCCAGTCGTGGTGGACACGGTGCCAACTGCGCCCGCACCAGCTACACCCGTGACACCAAACGCTACTTTGGGGGCAACAGCTCCAACAGCACCAGTGGCTTGTACTCCCGTAGGGGAAACGGTGCTCGAAATAACAAAGCCAACGGTCCCAACTCCGCCAGTTCCTTCCACACCGACTGGAATGGAGATGTCGCTAACCTGAACGACGAACCCGCCCATCTCCCCAACGCCTTGGACGCCGGTGAGGGTAGTAGTAACGACCTTGGCTACGGTGCCTACCGCGCCCGTGGCTTCTACGCCAGTGGCGCTAACCTGCTTATTAAGGGCTACAACTACGGTACCGACTGACCCGGTGCCGGAAACGCCCGTTACAACAACGGTTTTATTGATAACCGGAACAGCGGTCCCAACTGCGCCAACGCCTACCGCGCTGATACTACCCTCGCCAAAGGGAAGTTCGCCCCAGCCCGCGCGGCCCCACCCACCAAGCGAAACCGTTACACTGACGGGAAAAACTATATTGACACTGCCCGCTGCACCCGCGCCTGAAACGCCTGTGGGAGTTACGACCGCGTCTATAACAAAACTAACCGCACCTATTGCGCCGGTGGCTTCTACGCCAGTGACGCTAACCTGCTTATTAAGGGCTACAACTACGGTACCTATTGCACCCGTGGCTTCTACGCCAGTGGCGCTAACCTGCTTATTAAGGGCTACAACTACGGTGCCTATTGACCCCGTGGCCTCTATTCCGGTCAGGACTACCGTGTCGTTAACTACTACAACTACGGTGCCTATGGCTCCCGTCGCTTCTACGCCAACAGGGATGACAATGTCGTCGATTTGGACAACAAATCCGCCTATCTCCCCGACGCCTTGAACACCCGTGGGGGTAAAAGCAACAACCTTGGCTACAGTACCTGCCTCACCCGCGCCCGAAACGCCTGTGGGGGTTACAGTGACGTTGACCGCTATGACTATAGCTACCGTACCTACGGCACCTGTGCCCGAAACGCCTGTGGGGGTGTCAATTACGCGTTCAGTGGCCGTGCCTACCGCACCCGTGCCCACTACGCCAGTAGGAGTAACCGTGACGTTAACCGCCGTAATAACTTGAAGAATCAAGTAGTTAACCGCAAAATCGCGGTTAGCGCCGGTCGTAGTGTTGTAGGTCTGGTTGCCGGTCGCGTTGACGGTTTTGTTCTGACTGGTGATCGCGGCGCTTGTAGCTATAGTGCCTGTACTGCCCGCTGCGGTGTAGGCAGCTGACCAGTTGCCGTTTACAGTGTCGGCATCGGCAGTGGCTGCCGTGGTGTCTTCAGTGGCGGTCGCCCCGAAGATGGTGTGCCCACTTGTTACGGAAACTGCCCCCGCCGACTGTGTGTTAGCCGAGCCAACTGCTCCAGTACCCGCCGAGACAAACCCAACCGATTCCCCCGCGCCGGGCTGAATACGTTGAACAACGAAAGCTTTTGAGGTGGTGTTCGGGCTAAACGAAACCGTTACAGTGCCTGAAGAAAGGGCGTTGGTGACCGTACAGGTCCAGACGCCAAGGGTTATGCCTGCGTTAGCAGCGCCGGGGTCTTGATTGATGTAGGCGTTACGAAGGGTCCACGTATTACCGGCGCTATCGGAAATGCCTGATATAGATACCGCGCCACCGCCGCCCGCGTTATCGGCAGAGCAGGCAACGTAAAGCCAGTCGCCGACAGACGCGGTAACACTAGCACTTGTCGCAAGGGTTGCGGTGCTAGTTGTGCTACTGGCCGTTGTGACGTTGCTTATTGTCAGCGCCACGGCCTGATCCCCCTGTTACGCTTGGGTTTGCGCTTAGGCGATGCGGATAATAGCGGTCGCAGCGGCGGCAGCGGGGAACTGAATCTGGAAGTCACCCGAGCTTACAGTCTGGTCGCCACCAAAACTCAACACAGCGGCCGCCGGATCGCCCGCAGCGGTATCGTTATAGATAATCGCGCCGCAGGAGGTGAAGGTAGCCGAGCTCCACGTAGTATCCGCAAAGTCGCAGATAGCTGTGGTGCTGTCAGCCACAGGAGTCACAGAGGTCAACGTGTTGCCACCCGTGGTATAGCCGCTGCCGTTAGGCACTTCGTCACTGTTGCCCGTCAGGGTTGTGTAGCTAGTAGTTGCTGCGCCATAGGTGCCAGAACCGG